TGGCGTCCACGGAAGACCGCGACAAGGCGGCAGACCGTTACGTTCCAAGGAACATGTTCTATGCCTAATCGCTTTGCCAGTGGCAAGTTTTCGATTGCTGAGTGCGACCGTTGTGGTCAGCGCTACAAGCTCAAAGAGCTGCGCAAACTCACGATCAAAACCAAGCAGGTGAGCATCAAGGTGTGCCCAGAATGCTGGGAACCAGATCAGCCACAGCTGCAAATCGGCATGTATCCTGTGAACGACCCGCAAGCGGTGCGTGATCCACGTCCAGATACCAGTTATGTTGCATCTGGATTGAACGGTTTGCAAGTTAGCTTGAGCGGAAGCACAGATGAACTTGCAGCTGGTTTCATTGGTGAGGGCAGCAGGAACATACAATGGGGCTGGAATCCTGTTGGTGGGGCCAGTTTTTTTGATGATGCGTTGACGCCAAATAACTTGTCGTTGGCCGTGGAAATTGGTACAGTCACAGTAACGGTGAGTTGAAATCGAACCGATTTAAATTGGTTCTAACAGGAGTTGAACATGACGTTTAAAAAAGCAGCAGACGGCGTTACCCAAAAAGGTAAGACCGAAGGCAAGAATCTTGGCGATAGCGGCCCTACGGCAGCAGCCCAAAAAGGTAAAGGCGGCAAAGGTTCTGCCAAAGGTGGCAAGACCAACGACGAGATGATGAAGCTCGGCCGTGGCATGGCTAAAGTTGCTAACCAAAAGCGAGGCTAATCATGGCTACCAAGAAAAACAACAAACCAGCGTCTGCTTACGCTAAGCCACACACCATGTCTGGCAAAACAGTTCGAGCAGAGTTGCCAAAGGTTAAAGACCCAAACACTTTGTCTGCAAAGCAGGTCAATCCATACACTCCAGCCATGCGTGTGAGTGCTGGTGACCCCGGTGCTGATGATGTTAAAACTTCGGGTATTAAAATCCGTGGTACTGGCGCAGCAACTAAGGGTTTGATGGCCCGTGGACCAATGGCCTAAACATGACCTACGACGAGCTTGTTGTTGCTGTAACAGACTACACTGAGAACACCGTTCCCACGGTGGATATGAACATATTCATCACTCAGGCAGAGCAGCGCATTTACAACTCCGTCCAGTTCCCCTCGTTGCGTAAAAACGTGACGGGGTACACAACTGCGTCCAACAAGTACCTGTCTTGCCCTTCTGATTTTCTGTCGGCGTATTCAATCGCTGTGGTGGATGCAGATGGCAACTACGAGTACATGTTAAACAAAGACGTGAACTTCATTCGTCAGGCATATCCAAACCCAACCGACACAGCGTTTCCAAAGTATTACGCCCTGTTTGGTCCAACTACAACAAATGACGCAAGCCCAGTAATTACTGACGAGTTGTCTTTTATTCTTGGTCCAACGCCGGATGCAGAGTATGTGGTTGAGCTGCATTACTACTACTATCCAGAGTCAATCACGACTGCGGCCGATGGTCGCACATGGCTGGGTGACAACTTTGATTCTGTGTTGCTGTACGGCACATTGGTCGAGGCTTACACATACATGAAGGGTGAGGCTGACGTGGCTCTTGCGTACAACACCAAGTACAAAGAAGCATTGTCGTTGGCTAAACGTCTGGGTGATGGTCTGGAACGTGGCGACGCGTATCGTGATGGCCAAACAAAGATTAAGGTTACATCGTGACAATTGCTCAGGGCGCAACAAATACATTCAAAATTGGTTTGCTAGACGGCGGATACGACTTCGCTGCTGGCAGCTTTAAGATTGCGCTATACACTGGAGCGGCTTCAATTGGCCCAGAGACAACGGCATACACAACTACTGGTGAGGTTGTGGCTTCTGGCTATACGGCCGGAGGGGAAGCTCTTACCGTTACTCAGGTTCCAACGATTGGCAGCCAGACTGGTAATGCAACGGCATATATTTCGTTTGGGAATGTGACTTGGACTTCATCGCTTACCGCTCGCGGCGCTTTGATTTATGACGCAACCACCTTGGCTTCTGTGTGCGTGCTGGATTTCGGCGCAGACAAAACATCAACCACAACTTTCACGGTGCAGTTCCCCGCTGCCACCAACACAGCGGCAATTATCCGCATTGCATAAGGAGCAATAAATGTCTAACGAATCAGCAAAAGCTGGCGGTATCTTTACCGTTCAGTGCCACGACAAAGACGGCAACCTCAAGTGGGAAGCCAAAGAGCACAACCTCGTTGTAAACGAAGGTCTCCAGTTCATGAACGCTAAGACGTTCACAGGCTCTAGCTACACAGCGGCTTGGTACTTGGGTCTGTACGGTGCTGGCGCATCAAACACCCCGGCTGCTGCCGACACGATGGCATCTCACGCTGGTTGGACTGAAGTCACAGCTTACAGCCAATCAACTCGCCCAGCTTGCACATTCGGCACGCCAACAACTGCTGACCCATCTGTGGCCACAAACTCTGCCTCTGCTGCTACGTTCAGCATCAACGCTACGACCACTGTTGGCGGCGCGTTCTTGACTACAGACAGCACAAAGGGCGGCACCACAGGCACATTGTTCTCAGCTGCTGACTTCCAGTCTCCCGGCGACCGTTCAGTGGTGTCTGGCGACACATTGTCTGTGACTTACACCTTCAGCCTCGACGCTGCTTAAGGATAAAACATAGCGTTCGTTCTTGCGGACCGTGTTCGGGAAACGACGACCACAACAGGCACCGGTACAGTAACGCTGGCCGGGGCTGTGACCGGCTTCCAGACCTTCTCTGCGATTGGTAACGGGAACACCACCTATTACACGATTGCAGGCGTTGGCACGTCTGAGTGGGAAGTCGGTATCGGCACCTACACAGCGTCTGGCACAGTGCTATCTCGTGACACCGTGCTGTCATCCAGCAACTCAGGCTCGCTGGTCAACTTTTCTGCTGGCACAAAAGATGTCTTCTGTGACTACCCAGCTGGCCGTGCTGTTGTTGGTGGCGAAGGCTACACAGAGAACGCGTCTACCATTTCCGTCAGCTCTACAGTGAACACAGGCCGTAATGCTTTGAGCGTTGGGCCAATCACCGTGGCGTCTGGCGTGTCTGTCACCGTGCCTTCGGGCTCGCGCTGGATGGTCTTGTAATGTTCGGATGCTACGCGTTCTCGCAAGCGGCGATCTCTTCTTTGGCCGGAGCCTTTTATCAGGCTTCTGTCAGTGAGACCGCGACCGCAGCGGATAGCGTTGTAGCAGCAGCAACTTTCTCAGCAGCGTGTGCAATTAAGAAATCAGCGAAAGATTTAGGAAGAGTATCAAATGCAGAGTAACCCATTTGGATAGCATCCCAATCCGAACGGAAGTCAGTTTTACACAATTGTAAGTTTACTTGGAAGTACTCAGGTTGCAAAATACGCTCAGTCAATGTAACTGTAGATGTAGGGTCAAAATCACAGGTGGCGTTCTTGATGATATCATCCGTAGCCACACGCTTAATTACCTGCTTAAATTTGACGTTAGGCATAATAGTGATACCGCCTTTGTCAAGGGTTGGAGCAGACAATAAAGCTGCTGCAATGTACTTACCTGCGAACTCGCCAGCGTAAGTAGTAGTGATTGAAGTTGTTGTAGGCATTTTATTTAATTATTTAATGTTAGAAATTCTTGATAATACCGTGTCCATAGTTGTTACGTTTCTTTTAGCAGCAAACTTGAATACATCGGTAGCTTGTGAGTTTTCAGGATTGAAAGAAATAGGCTTAGGCTCTTCGCTCAATTCTACAGGTGCAACTTCTTCTGCAACCTCAGGAGTTTGTGCTGAAAGTTTTGCTTTCAATTCTTCGTTCTCTTTTTTAAGTAATTCGATTTCGCTAAAGAAAGATTCTTTAACAATAGACTCAATAGTTTTTTTAGGTGTAGCAGTTTCGGTAGTAGCTTCAACTTCTTCCTCTACGGCAGGAGTCTCTTCAACTACTTCTTCTTCTACTTCAGCAGCTTCACGAACTTCGGCAATTACACCTTCTTCGATTACTACAAGGATACGCATATCCTCTAACTCATACTCTCCGATTGGAAGCGGGATGCGTTGTTCGTCTTCCGTTAGGATAAACACAGGTTGACCTGCTTCGAATACATCAGCTTCAAGTGTAGATACACCATCAGTTAACATCATAGTTTCCAACTTTACTTCTAAACCTAAAAGTGTGCGGACTTTGTTTAAGATTGATTTTTCGTTCATTTGTTTTTATTTATTTAAAGCAATTAGTTAAAATTTACCGCCTAATTTTTTAGTGATTATATCAGATAAATCTCTTGATTCTTTGTCTAACTTCATAAAAGCAGTATCAGCATTTTTAAATACAGGAATACCTTTTGCATCAATGCCTAATTCTTTAGCTTTCTGATTAAAGTCACTCCAAGTATTACCTAAATTGTCTTTTTTGATATTTAATTCACGTCTAAAATCTGAAGCTTTTGTAAGAATTGCTTGTTTTTTTGCTTGAATTTCTTTTTCGTAAGCAGCTATATCTCCAAGTAATTTTAAATATGCATCACTTTGGTTAGTAGCCTCTTTAATTGCTTTTTCCAAATCTTGAACCGAAGCCAAATTAATTTCGTGAGAAGCAAGCTCCGTAGCCTCTTCTTTAAATAGTCTGTTGTAAACTGATTTCATTGTGTTCATATGTATATAACTTTTTATAGATTACTTGTTGCGTTTTTATCCGTTTTGACGTACGGTAGTTCTCACACCACTTACTACAGTTGTAGTTACTACATCAGCAGTTCCTTCAGTCTTTCCAATGCCTTGTGCCTCTAAACTTCCGTCACAACATTTGCTTGAGTAAGTTCCGTTTGAACATAGGCAGCCTCTTCTTGCTCCTGCTCTTGGACTTGCTTTACTTGGTGTTTTGAATTTGCTCAAAATGTCATTTTTAAATTTGTGATAAATCAGCAAGAACTTTTTGACCTTTTTCAGCACG